TATTATACGACAACGCAATACACACACACTAAAGGGATACACAAAATGCAATATTTTGAGCTAGAGATGCACGGCGATCATCTGCGAGTCGAATGGAACGGTAAGGCCACATTCAATATCCAGTGGCCTGTAGGAGGCCAGTGGGTCGATTTTGAGTGCTTCACTTGCTACGGGATAGACAACGCGCAGGACGCATTAGAATGTGCATACGAATGGATCAACGAGAATGTTTTTGAATTCAGCGAGGCGTAATACAATAGTATCTATATCACTGCTTAGGCAGACCACTAACAAAAGGAAATAGAAAAATGATGCAATTCAAAGAGATTAGAGATGTTTTATTAAGCGAAGGGTTTGCCCAGTGCGATTTCTGCGGTGGCAACCATAGTTTCACGAAAGGCGAGGCTTTCATAACAGTAAGCCCATCAACGCACCAAATAACGGGTGGTAAGGACGAGAGCAGCGAGGACTTTAGAGCATTCACGCCAAAAAGTGGCAATGGGTTGAGACGGTCAATATTGAAAAGGTTAGAGGGTAAATAAATGTTCACTATTAAAATACTGTTCAACAATCTAAATCCGATGCTCAGACTATCATCAGTAGATGATATACCTTTAGCCGGCTCTAAGCATAACATTCTGCACAATCGCCAAACAATTCGACACAATGGCAAGCGTTATATATGGAGGGTTAGATAATGAGACTAGCACCGATAAACAAACAAAACGTGATAGACGCTCAACATAACGAAAGACTGGCCGAATTGTGCTTTATACACTGGGTCAATGATTTCCTGACAGTTGCTAGATTTGCCGAATATTACGGAGTTTCAGAAGACATAGCCTATAGCGTTATATCACTAGGCCGAAAGACAAATTATAACCACTAAAAGAGGGTAAATAAATGAACATTAGACCAATTGCATCAAACCAAACTGAACTCACAACAACGGCGGGGACTGTCATTCTGTTCTCATACCAGACGCCGGTTGCCGCATTACTGCCTTCTGGAAGATATGTCAGAACCTCTAACTGGTACAGCCAAACAACCACTAAGCATATCAATAAGTGGCTCTGTGGTGTCTCTGCCGATGTGGAGGAACAACCAGAGTCATTCTTTCACGGCTTAACTGCTATTAATATTTAGGGGGTGATTATGTTTGAATGCGTGAACTGTAGCCAAAAGAATAGCCTCGGGGATTGCTGCCCCGATTGCTGTGGCAAAGAGTGTGATTTTTGCGGTGACGAGATACCTATGGACGAGGATATCCAAAAGGGTGACTTTGTATTCTGCCAAATGTGTGACGACAGGCGGTAAAAAAGCCCCCCAAGCGGGGGCAATAATTTAATCTATAGGCGTAAAATATGAATGAAAGATGGATTAATTCATTCAGTTAAATAAGGGGGATAGCATGACAGACCAAGAAATAAGAGTGCAAACAATTAAACAGTGGCCTAATTCAAAGCTGATAGTTTGGGTTGATGGGGAAATAGATTCGATTCACTATGAAGCATGGATAGCTTACAAAAGAGCCGAATACTTAAGGGGGATATCATGACGCATAAACAAGCACTAACCAAAGCCCTGCAGCTGGCTATAACTGCGCCAGAAAACAGGCTGACAGACTCTCTAAAGCTGGTCGATGAGCTTGCAGAGCTATGCACACCGGCAGAGATAGCCCAGGCGCAGAGCGATGCACTTAAAGTATTAAATCAAGGGGATTCAAATGAAAATAATTAAGATAGTTCTAGCCGAAATAGCATCTGCCGCTGTAGTATCTGGCCTCCTGTTGTTAGTGTTGGCACTGTTCTTTGAGGTAATCTAATGCGAGTCTTTATGTGTTACGACTGTGAAAAGACACTTCCTGTGAGTGACGCAGCTAACGAAGTTATTGACGGCCTAGCACTGTGCAGGGCTTGCAATCGCGCCCTAGAAATAGAGCTGGGAAGGGGATCGCCTCAAAAGCCGTTGGAGGCAAGAAAGATTGACATAGAATAAGGGTTGCCCCCTCGAAAGGGGGCGTGATTACACACACAAGGGGAGGATGGCAGTAATCTGTGATAGGTTACTGTCCCCGTTGAATTTTTACAAGGGAAAATTATGGCAGATATCGACCTATTACTTTCAGCCCTAGACGGTGTGAAAGCTACTAGCACAAGAGACGGGCATCGCCGCTGGATGGCACTATGCCCCACTCACTCCGACAAGGGTGCATCTCTCTCAATACGCGAATCAAATGACCGCGTCCTCGTGCACTGTTTTGCAGGATGTTCAGTAGTGCAAATCCTGAATTTTCTAGGATTAGATTTTGGGGTATTGCAGCCAGTCACTGAGAATTATCGCCCACTTTTTAAGAAATCTACTGATGATACGTTGGCTATTGCCGAGTCGATCATTGAGCTACTACCTAAGACTTTAGCGGCAGGAACCAGGCTATCCGCGAAGGATAAGCAGGATATTATTAACGCAAAAATACTAATCGCCAGGAGGAATAAACAATGGGAGGATGGATAAAATTGGACAGGGCTATGCTTCAGCACTGGGTCTGGCAAGATGCCGACACACTCAAAATGTGGCTAGAAATGTTAATGAGAGCTAACTTTGAGGACAAGAAAAGGCTGTTCAATGGACGGCTAATTGATATCAAAAGAGGGCAGCTAATCTTTGGCCGCAAGGTGTATTCCGAGCGTCTCGGCATCAACGAAAACAAAATCAGAAAAATTTTAAAACTGTTAGAAAAAGACGGCATGATCCACCAACAAACTACCAATAAATACACAGTAATATCAATAACTTCCTATGATTTATATCAGGAAGTCACCAGCAAAGCACCAACAAAGCACCAACAAAGCACCAGCAAACCACCACACCTTAAGAATATAAAGAATGATAAGAAAGAAAAGAATACTAATAAGCGGTTCACACCGCCAACGCCTGAACAGGTTACTGAATACTGTAAGTCGCGAGGGAATGGTATCAAAGGTGATCGATTCGTAGACTGGTATGCCACTCGCGGCTGGATGGTTGGCAGCACACAGATGAAAGATTGGAAGGCCGCAGTCAGGACATGGGAGCAGCGCAAGCGTGAATCTACGAAAGATGATGATAACTGGGAGGTGAGCAGATGATTAATATACCGGAGGGATTGGATTATGATGAATACGTGGAGCTACTTGGCAGCTTGGAATCACAAGACCTAAAGTCTAGCGGCCATTGGCGTGATGATTTAATTGAATACAATAACACTGATCATGTTGCCTATGGGGACAAGCTACCCTTCCCGAAGTCGTTTGAGTTATTCAGATACAGGCCTTCAGAAATGACCCTGGTTACTGGGTACAACGGCAGCAAGAAATCAATGGTGTTAGGCCAGATTATGCTCCATCTCGCGAAGACTAGGAAAGTGTGCATCTGTAGCTTGGAGATGCAGCCTACCGTCACCCTGCACCGGATGCTAATGCAAGCAGCAGGAGCGCACCAAGGCAGACCATCAGATGAGTTTGTCCAACGGTTTATGGATTGGGCGCAAGATCGGATATATATCTTCGATGCGCTGGATACTCTACCGCCCGAAAGAATCATTGGGTTCATACAATACGCCACGAAAGAGCTGGGTTGTGATCACGTAGTTTTGGATTCGCTGAGTAAGATCGCTCTGAAATATGACGATTACAATAAGCAAAATGAATTCATCAACAAGATGCAGTACATCGTGAAGCGAAATCAAGCCCACTTGCACATAGTTACGCATGTTAAGAAGCCAATGCATGATGATGAATCAATTGCCCCCTCGCGATACAGCATCAGGGGCGCGGGTTCTCTGTCCGACATGGCTGACAATGTGATTATTATCCAGCCGAATCGCAAGCGAGAGACACTTAAAGAGATAGCTACGATGCGGGAGCTAGATGAGAAGCAGCAGGAATATCTATCTAAGTCGTATGATCACCAGATCATCATCGCGAAGCAGAGACATGGAGCCTGGGAAGGTAATTTAAACTTCTATTTCCACAGCAATTCACTCCAATTAACGGAGAGGGAGGGGTATCCTCATCAGTTTAACTTTGATTAAAAGTAAATAAAAGGACAAGTTTTATAAAAATTTGTCCGAATTATCTGAGCCGCCAATAAGACCCGCGAGTTGAATGCTCTAATGTAAATGTTTGTTCCTTCCCTGTTGGGCTTAACATAGTCACCTCAGAGCCTTGTAGGGGGGTGCAGGAGCGCGTTTCGTCATATGGCCCTACCCTATGCATGTCAAAACCTGTAATGCCTGAGAACACCTCTCCACAGGCAGAACAACGGCAGTAACTGCCACCTATTTTTAACTTATATGTGCTTACTGGCATAACTTTCTCCTGGTTAATTAGAAATTCATATAAATATATCTAAGATTATTGTTGACAGCAACAATTGTTAGCGATTATTATTTTATCAACGTCTGGGAGGATGCACTATGAACATCAAAGAACACATCGATCTTTACAACTCCGAATCACCCCTACCTCTTTCGCAATCCGAAGCTCTCCAAGACTGCTTGGAATCGATTGTGAAATTTCTAGCTACGCCAATCTCAGTTAATGAATCTAAGCTAAATGAATATTTTGGCCTCATGATTCGCGATGCGATTCGGCTAGAGGTTGAAGAATTTTATGAGGAATATCAATCAGATATGCAGTTTGAAATGACTCAGCAAGAGTCTGATGAGGCTGCTGGCTTCAGGAGGGGTGAGTAATGGATAACTCTTTAAGTCAAGCTAAAGCCAAAGCTCAATGGGATTGGCGAGATGGCAGTGAGGAAAATACCTATAAGCCTGGATCAGAAGCATGGGAATCTTATCGTAATGCTTGGTTTGATCTATACCTAACATCGTTGCAGATAGAACAACAGGAGCCACAGGAGCCAGAAGCATGAGCATAATAAATATTCAGCAGAAATTAAAAGCCAAGAAGAACCAGCGGAATGCATTTGGTAATTATAACTACAGGTCAGCAGAAGATATTTTAGAGTCTGTTAAACCTTTGTTGGCAGAAGCCGAGATGTATCTAACAATTAGTGATTGTTTGGAATATATCGGTGATAGATATTACATCAAGGCTACCGCTGTTGTGAGGACAATGGATAATAATTTTGTCGCAGAAGCTACAGGCTACGCGAGAGAGGCTGACAGCAGGAAGGGCATGGACGTTAGCCAAATTACCGGAGCTACCTCTAGTTACGCCAGGAAGTACGCTCTCAATGGTCTGTTTGCTATCGATGATGGCAAGGATGCAGATTCGCGAGACAATACTAAAGAAGACTCAACCGAAACTGAGAAGCCTTGGTTTACAGAGATAGAGCTTGAGAAGTGGCGCGGTGCTATGCAAGGTCAGATTGACAGCAAAGAGAAAACAGTCAATCAGGTTGTGTCATCTCTTAAAAAGAAATACAAGGTCAGCCCAGAAATGCTGTCTGAAATTAAACAGATGGCATCTGCGTAAGGGGAAATCTATGGATGATTTATTTGATGACACGCCAGCTCATAAACTGGCAAGGACTACTGATCCGCAAACCTCTAAGGATGCAGCCACGGCAGCACCCACTGGGAAGATGCGAAAGTTTGTGCTGGATTTAATAATATTAGCTGGTAAGAACGGCATTACTAACAAAGAGATGACTAGGGCTAACGCCCATATCCAAGCATCTTCCATTACTAGCAGACCCAACGAACTAGAAAAGGCTGGACACGTTTTCTACCGAGGCGATAAGAGAGATGGCTGTAGAGTCATTAGAGCCAGTGAATACGATACTGGAACGCGAGAGTGCAGCAAATGTTCTGGCGTGTTGCTAAGTTTCTACAAAATGAAATGTCAAAGCCCCAAGTGCAATAAGGATGATCTATGAGAATTTGTGAGCATGAACAAGGCACTCTTGGCTGGATTGAAGCGCGATTAGGATGCCCTAGTGCGTCTATGTTCTCCAAGCTATGCACATCCAAGGGTGTCTGGTCTACGCAAGCTGATAGCTACATCAATCAACTGGTAGCTGAAGAACTAACTGGAGAGCAAACTCCGTTTTATCAAAATGATCACATGCTTCGCGGGACTGAGTTAGAACCTGAAGCGCGTGACCTGTATTGTGTACTGCAAGATGTAGAAGTTGAGGAAGTCGGTTTCTGTCTACATGACACAATCGCTGCTGGGTGTTCACCAGATGGATTGGTAGGCGAATCGGGAGGGTTGGAAATTAAATGTCCTACAGGTTCAACTCACGTAGGTTACTTGAGGGATGGCACACTTCCCTTGAAATATAAACAGCAGGTAATGGGCTGTCTATGGGTAACTAAACGTGATTGGTGGGATTTCTTTTCTTATCATCCTGGCATGAAACCTTTGATCGTTCGTGTTGAACGTGATGAGGAATACATAGCCAAACTGGAAGAGTGTGTGTCCAGGGCGGTTAATTTAATCAATGACAATGTCATTAAATTTTGGGATTAGGAGATTTAAATGAGTGATTACGATAACACTAACCGAGGTGCGCTGTTTAAAAACGAAAGGAAAGAGCAGCCAACTCACTCCGATTACAACGGTACAGTAAACGTAGATGGGAAAGAGTTCTATCTAAACGCCTGGTTAAAGGAATCGCAAGCTGGCAAAGCTTACATGAGTCTGTCGGTCAAGGCTAAAGATGCAACAAAGTCTAATGGCTCACCTGCATCGCCTACAATCGCAGCAGAAGATGTACCCTTTTAATCTAACGGGGGCGCAAGCCCCCATCTTGGAGGATAAGCTAGGAGTGGATGATGGAATTTAAACTAATCAATGGGGCATTGCTTCCAGTTAATAATGAAGCTCGTAGCTTTTTGTCGGGTTGCCCTAACGGAGGTATTGTTAATTTACAGAAATTGCCAGAAGGGAAACGAACTCAAAAGCAAAACTCTTCCTTGCATCTATATTGTGAATGGCTGGCACAGGCTTTGTGTGATGCTGGGCTGGATATGAGAGCAGTGTTAAAGCCATCTGTAGAAATACCCTGGACACAACCATCAGCTAAAGAACATTTATGGGTTCCGATTCAAGATATTATGTTTAACAAAACAAAAACATCTGATCTTTCTCCGAAGGAAGTTAACGCAGTGTATCTAACTTTAAGTAGGCACATGTCCGAGAAACATAATGTTTATGTGGATTTTCCAAGCTCACGTTGAGCTACTTTAAAAGCACGATTTAGGAGTTGTTATGCATATAGGTAAGGCAATTAGAAAAGCCCATGTAATTACTAACATTAGACACACGACAGTCGCGAAGGCTCTGGACATCAGTGCAGCTAATTACTGTCACGCATTATCGCAAAAAGGCATGACTGTTCAGCGTTTTAAAGAAATATGCGATGAGCTAAACATGGACATGAATTCTGTGTATTCTCTTGGAGATGACTCACATGAAGAAAACTAATCTAGATAACCCATTGCTAACCATCACGTTGTTTGTGTCTTTTCTGGTCATTGTTAGCAGCCTGGCAGTGTTCTTTGCTTACGAACGCTTCTCGCCCACGCCTGTTGAAGAACCAACTGCTGTTGCAGAGCCTGTGCGTCCTGAGTTTGAGTTTCATGGCATGCGCTGTACCACATTGCGTCAAAACCCTATATTCGCGTATGATGTACAAAGGCAAACAGTAACCTTGCAAGTTGAATGTGCGCCCGAACTAATGTTGAATTATTTTGAAGCAGAAGAGTCGGCGGGAGAAGTGCAAGAATGGTCAAGCCAATAAATTTTATGGACTATATGCCAGAAGATTGGGAAGAAAACAAAGATCATTACAGGCAACCTGATGATGTCGTAGCTATCCGCAAAGTATATCCAATCACTTCATTCTTATTTAGTGTCGGTTTAATTAAGCTGCGATATGACAAGATGAGCAAAGAAGATCAAATTCGCGCAGAAAAAACACTCCGATACTGGCAAAATAATAAGTTAAACCCAGGCTTCTGGAAGTAATGTCGCTAAAAATTAAGAGGCGCAAACG